ATGACGCTAGACACCTACGATCGCGTAGACCTAACCGGCCCTTGGGCCGGTTTTGGTTTTCAGGGGCATCGGTTTTTCACTCCCGAAGGCCGAGATATCGACCCGGTGGGAATGCGGTACTGGTCGCTCACATGCAACATCGCCCGCGAGTGGGCGCTGATGATGGCCGAGGAACGCGAGCGCGTGTGGCATGCCAGGCCGGCCGAGGTGATCTACCTGCGGGACGTGCTCCGGCGCAGGCGTGAAATGCGGCTATCAGTGGTGGATGGCGCGGGGTCCGCCGATCGATCGACGGTGATCCGTAGGACGCGTGGGCCACGAGGTCCACGGCGCGGGTAAGGCGTTATCCGTAGGGGCTATGCCCCTACACCCCTGGGTCATTTGCAGGCATCTTGGACTGCGTTGTCCCAATAGCTGGAAAGCGCGAAAGAGCGATGCACGCCGGCAGCTTCATAGGCTGCACGACGCCCCTCTTTGGCAACCTCACATGCATAGCGATCCTTGGAAGAACTGGCAGCCACATAGGTCCCAGAACCGGAACGGACAGGAGACGCATTGCGGGCGCGAAGCTGCGCAGCGGTACGGGCAAGCCTTTGCCTCAACGCCGGGTTATCCGGCTCAGGCTGAGCATCCCATTGCTTTGCGGTAACGCCTGGACACGGAGCCGACTGGTAAACGACTTGCGCACCACTCACGCACTTGAAAACCTGCTGGGCGCTGGCCGGAACGGAAGCCACGAAGAGCACAACAAAAAACGCACGAATATCCATACGCCCTCCCCTTGAGAGCGGGATTCTACCTACATCTGCAAGGTAGTGGCCGGCGTCGTGGTGTTCGTGGTGTAGGCCTTGTTGTCCGGGAACGTGCCCTGCGTGCGCGGCCCGTACTCAATGACACCGCCTCGCACCCGGTCGCGGTCAGCGCCGCCGCCGTCACTCCCTACGGTCGCAACGCCAGCAGCGCCACCGCTCCCATCGGGGGCCATGTTGTAGAGCCGTGCGTCCTTCTCACGAATGGGCGCGGTCCAGGGCCACGCGGTCGCCACCATGATGTGCTTGCCAGCTGACAAGCGCACGCCGTACGTAACGACGCTGACGCTATAGCCCAGGGCGCGCAGCTGCGTGAGGTCCAATTCCTCAATGACGTTGTTGCTCTCGTCGATCCACTGGACCCACGCCCGATCCTGATCGCCTACCCGCGCACGCGCCGACAGTCGTATACGGCCCTTGCTGGCAAGCTCGGCGACATAGCGCTGTTCCTGCGTGAGATCGGCGAGCGGATCGGGCGGCGGCGGCTGGATCGGCACGCTTGGCGCGCCATTTGCCAAGCCTGCACCAACGTGCGCGGGCTTATTGGTCTGGCTTGCCGAGGCCACAGGCTTGTTCGGATCGGAACGATCCTTGGTGAAGTAGTGCACGAAGAAGTAGATGCCAACACCACCGACAACGATGAAGATCGCAGCACGCACCGCCATCGCTGCCCAGACGTTCTTGCCACCCTCTTCGTAGACCTCGGTGTTTTCGGCACCAGGGGCATAGCCGTCATACAGCGGAAAAATGGCCGGGTCGTACTTGAGCGTCTGCCCGCCCACCTTCTCGAACTTCCCCGGCGAGGTGGTATGGAAATACGTCACGCGATATCGGCCCTTCATGCCGATGGCGGTGAGCTTCTGGAAGGTGTTTTTCTTCTCGATGCGCGCCTTGACCGCAGAGTGAAGGCGGTTGATCCACTGCGTCATGATGACCGCATCGCCGCCGTTCTGGCCGAGCAGCGCCCAGAAATTCTCCACTGCCGGCGAGAGCGGCTTGCGCTCATTGACGTAGAACTCGTGCACCTCATCAATGACGACCAACGAATCCTTGAACTCGTCCGGAATGCACCACTTGCCCGACTCATCCTGCGTGCACGCAAAAAGCTTGGTCACGTCCTTCGTATCGACCAAGACGAGCAGGCTTTGCACATCGCTTTCGGCAATGCCCAGGTGCTTGGCAATGCGATCAAATCGCAAGCCGTTGAGCCGTGCGAACACACGCCGGCCCTTCTTGAGCGCGGGGAGGATGTGATTCTTTACCGCGTCGTAGCTCTTGCCAGCACGCGGCACACCTTCATTGAAAACTAGCATGTCACCAAATCCCGACCGTCAGCACGCGACGCAACAGATAGAACACCATGGCCGCGCCGATCATCACCAGGGCAGGCCCGATCTTGAACACGTCGGCGAACCACAAAATTGTGCTGCCGGCGTTACCGAGCATGCCGCCGATGCTCTGGCCCTTCATGAAGTCCGGCATAGGCAGCAACGTCAACACGTAGAGAATGGCAGCCAGCGACTGTTCCAGCCACATCACGAACAGGTCGCCCACGAAATCGACAATCGCCTGCCACACCAGTTTGACCGCACGCCACAGCCATGCGGTCAAATCGTTGAACCAACCTGCTTGCATATCGTCTCCCCAAGTCAACACATCAACGCCACAATTCAGACATGAAATCGCAATATCCATCCCACACCGCTTTTAAGGCACGTGATAGTCGCGACGTGAAATCATTGAACCAACCTGCTTGCATATCGTCGTCCTCAGGTCACAGCAATACGGAGCGCAGCGTAAGCAGCAATCGCCAGGATCACCCAGCCCGCCGCGCGCAGAAACGCCAGAAAATCGCCGCCACAATGAAAATTGATCGTCATGGCGTTCCACCACTTCGACGCGCCCAGCGAAAACACCGGGCACGATCCACCGGAGGGCACAGTCATAAAATCCGTGATGCCGGCAACCATGGGCGTGCCGCGCACCTGCGTATTGAATTTGCTCAGCACAGACTCAACTGTCTTGCCGCTTTTATTGTAGAGCTCGGACATGGGAGCGCCCTCGCCGCCTTCACCCTGACCAGGCGTCGTGCCGTCACCATCACCAGGAGTATCACCGTCGCCATCACCGTCGCCATCACCATCACCATCGCCGTCGCCGTCACCACCGCCATCACTGCCACCGTCACTGCCACCGTCACCACCGCCATCGCTTCCACCGTCTCCACCACCGTCACTGCCACCATCTCCACCACCATCGCTGCCGCCGTCGCCATCACCGCCGTCATCACCAGGCGTGGAAGGTGGCGCATCACCCGCAGAGCAAGTGGCACCGCTGGGATACATGCCGCTGCCGCCTGATGCACCAACGGTGAAATTGTAAAAACAGCCGTCATCGCAGCTAAAACCGCTGCCATCGGAAGAAGACGCGCCAATCAAGGGGGGACGCTGGGCACACGTTTTGCTGTAAAACGTGGAACCAGCACCAGCAGGCCCACCGATGCTACACGTCGCCTGTGCGTTATAAATGCCAGCACTCTCGGCAACAACATCAGGCCCCTTGTAAAGCGAATTGGAACCGCCGACTAGCTTGCACAAATCAACGCCGCGCTGATCGGCCAGCATGCGAGCAGCCAAGAACGCCTGACCTTGATCGCAGGCGTCAGCCGCATCTCTACACATGGCGGCATTGGCGCTAAACGCGCATGACCACAACGCAACCGCAAGGATGCACGCTACAAGGCGAACAGTTATCACGCATCCAACCCCTTGACGCCTGCCCACCCACACAACGCGCCCATGAATCCACAGAACAAGAGAACGATCATCGCCCTACCCCTGAAAGAGAGAGGGCGACACCGAAGCGCCGCCCTGCCCTCACCACCATTAGCCGAAGAAGCTTGCAACCTTCTTGGCACCCCACTTGGTGAAGCCCACCAAGGCAATGATTGCGGCCGCTGCGATCATCGCGGTTGCAGCCTCAGCACCGCTCACGCCAGTCAGAATGTCACCCATGTTTACTCTCCTCGTTGATTGATTGATTTACCGGTCGTTGAACATGCCTGCGACGCTGCCGGCGAGGCGTCCCAGGACGAACCACACGATCACCAAGCCGCAGCAGCCGGTGGACCACGCTACGGCGTCCTCCTTGCTGGGCATGGCGAACGCTTCTTGCACCAGCGCATACACGCTGTATTCGCTACCACTGACGAGCACGTAGCCGCTGCACTCGCCAACCGATTGACCGGTGGGCACCAACGTGCCATCCGCTTGCAGGGCTACGCACACGGCCATGATTCAGCCAACCTTTGCCGGCTGCTGTTGCAGCTTTGCAGTGAGATCAGGCAACAGCCGAATACGACGGCCGAACTCAAGACCGCCGAATTTATTGTTCTGCAACGACTTGGGGTCGATGATGTAAAAGCCCTCGCCGTACGGGGGTTGATCCTCATCAAGGCCAATGGTGAACGGCAGCGGGAAATCTCCCTCGCGCAACACCGCTGCGGTCTGCTCACGGAAATGCGTCGCGGGCTTACCCTCGCGAGCAGGAAAGGAACGAACAGCGACAGCGGAACTCATGACTTGGACTTTCATAGTTGGACTACCTTCCAGGCGAATGTCCGGCCGAAAATGAATGTGACTTTCCACGGAGACGGCCAGAACTCTCCGGTAAGCCTGTCGAACCATCCGCCCTTTGCTTTGCGGATATCCGCTTCCCCGCCGAGAGCTTCACGCGCATCTTTCGGGGCTTTCCACCAGCGCAACTCGCGCTTAGATTCGGTATCGAGTCCACCAATGCCATGTGTGCGGAAGCCTTTGGGAAAAGCTCCAGCTGTAAGGGCAGTGAACTTGCTCGCGTATTTCGCGAGATAGCCGACGCAGTTGCGGGCTTTTTCAATTTGCGTTGTGCCATGAGGCCACCAGCCGCGTTGATCGACTTTGCCGAAATACATACCCGTCGGAACCCACAGCATTACGTGGTAGTGCGGGCGGAATCGCTGGGTGAGCTCTCCGACCCATACGTAACGAAAGCTTTCACGGTTCCACCGTGCGCGCCCAGATTTAAGGCGATTGAAGTGGCCGCGCATGCGTTTAAATAGTTCGCTAACGTCACGAGGGCTGCTGTCGCTTCCATCACGGTAGGTGAGCGTGAGGAAATACCACGCACCCCGGAAGGAGCCTTTTTTCGCTTCCTGGTCATGCAGACGTGCTCCGGTAATCACGGACTTGCGCAGCCGTTGCGCCCGCGCTTGTAGCGGGTCGATTTCGATGGTCACGGTGCCGGTCGTAGAGGCCCGCGTGTCACTTGTTTTGTAATGGACAAGCCCAAGGGCCAGCGCTGCGCGCTGGCCCTCAGCGGTCAATGCGATCGGATGGGCAGCGTCGAACTCACGCACGCTTGTGCCGACCACACGCTTGTTCTTTTGGATCTTCTCTGCGGCGATTTCAGTGCGGCGCGTAGCGGCCTGCATGACGCCGACAGACGTATCGAAAGCGGACAACTCACGCGATTGCGTGGGCTGTTCCTGCATGCGGATGCGTGCGTTTTTACCGGTGCATGCGACGCACAAGCCACCGGGAAAGAAGTAGACGGTTGTTTCACCGCAGAACGAGCATGTGCCGTCAGCCACGGTAGAACTCCATGGCAGCATCACGTGCAACAGCAGCATCGGTGCGAGATGCGAAATAGCTCTGTTCGACAGGATTGCCATTGACGACGATGGTCAAGACGTAGATGCGTGGACCGCCATGCACACGAGCGGCAGCGATGAGCCATTGCACAGACGGAGCGTCAGTCATGACCAACACCGCCTAGGTAGGCAAAAACACCGGCAGGCGTCACGAAGAGGAACACACCGCAGACCCATGTCCACGGCTCAGGAAGGTAGTAGGCGCCGATAATGAAAAGCGAAACGAAAGCGGCCAGCGCCCAGACAAATCCGATGCACTTTGCGAACTCTTTCATGCGCACTCCTCAGCCTCAGCGGCAGCGCGCACGGAACGCTTGAGGTTTGCGATACGAACCTGATGCCTAGCCTGAGCAATCAGGTCGTCTTCCCGCAGCTGACGAAGAATGGCAGCGTCGCGGCGATCCAAGATCCAGCCGACAAGGCGCGCTGCGCCGATGCTGCATACCAAGCAGGCGGTACCGAGAAGTGCGAATGCGATGACGTCCATCAAGCCCCCTCCCCTGCCCCTTGACGCGGACCCCGGAGGGGAGCCGGGGGTGCGCGGTGCTCACCCATCGGTGAACACGGACGCATGTATATTCCTCGGTTGACAGAGTGTCAACCATGAGATGAACATGCCAGCGATAAACGCCCTACTTGACAAAGTGAAAGAGAGTTGCTCTCTCCCGTCAGACAACGTTTTGAGCCAGCGGATCGGTGTGACCAGAGCCGCAGTGAGCATGTGGCGGAACGGCGGAAAGCCGGTGCCAGATGAACGGATTGCGCAGCTATGCGCTATGGCAAAGCTTGATGGCGGTGAGTGGATGGCGCGAATTCATGCAGAACGCGCTGCATCGCCGGCGGAAAAGGCGTTATGGAGATCAGTGTTGGACAGGCTAAGCGCGGCCGCCGCGGTGGTCGCGCTGCTGGTGCTGGCGGTGCACACAGGAGCGCATGAGGCGCTGCTGACGGCCCTCTCCCCGCTCGCCCTAACCGCACCTTCTATACATTATGCGAGATCATCTCGTCGTGCGGCGCGGGCTCGGCTGCGCTGGATCTGGCTTTGGATCAAGACCTGCCGCCGAACCGTTCCCCTAGCGAAACGGAACTTGCCGCATGACTGACACCTACAATCTAGACCGTCGCCACCGTGCTGGCTGTTGGCGAGCAATGCCCAAACAGCTGCGCGGCAGATCTACATCGGCGCGGGTCACGAACCATGTAGAACTGACCGGCCCCTGCGCGGGCTGGCGATTGGCTGGCCGTGATCTGGTTGCACCGAGCGGCGAACGGATCCCAGAACGCCGGCTGCGCGGATTGCTCTGGCATGCGAATGCCACCGACATCCGGGCTTCGGTGCGCAGGCGGAACGCCAAACGAAAAGCGGTTCAGCAGTCATTGGTCAAGGTCGTCGTCATGGATCTTGGCGAGCAGCGAGAGCAGCACTTCGTCAAGATCGCAGGACAAGACGTTGGCGCTTTGAGATACAGATTCATTCGCACTGCTCACCAGCCGACGCTAGAGCCATCCCTTGCTGGGGACTGACCTTGAGCCCCAATCGGCCGAGCAGCGGCGCGGCGATCGTGCTGACCCGCGCCGGTCATGCGCAGCTCGCGAGCTTGCCCGGAGCCACTTGCACTGACGTTTTGGCGCGCCGGATAAGCAGGCCTGTGAGCGTCGGCAGGAACGCACCGCTCAAGCGTCACGAAGGCATGGGTCCGACACGGCCACGGCCACGACCAAATAACGTCGTCTTCAGATCAACTTGCCTGATAGATTCTGATTGGGGTCGGAAGCTACCCTTCCCTACCCCAAATAAACATCCCTAATCCCCCTCGTCGTCAGCATCCGCTGTTCGCGAGGCCGCCACCGTCGAGGCGGAGCGCGGCGCCAAGCAAGATATTCGTCGCGTCGCCCCTCCACTCTTGGCTGATTGCCTGGAAATAGGGTCCGTCATGCGCTTCCGGTCGAAAAGGCTTATCACCCTAGTTTTTCTCGCAATTCAACAGCGCAAAGCCTCATTGCGGCCCTTGCGAGAGGAGCTGGATTTTTTCTTGAGCAGGATGTTTATCCTGTCTCCAAAATGGAACTATCGGTCTTTACCCATGCGGCCAAACCAACCTCGCCAGCCGGCCACCGCAGGCCGATACGCAATTTTTACGAAAAGCCAACCAACTGGACACTCATCGGCGACGGAACTGGACACCGCCGCCAAATGAATTGGATGCGAGCGCCAGAAGCGCTGGACAGCGCCGCCAGCACTCACTTCCAGGACTTGGCTGCCTTCGTCTTTCGCATGGATTCACCCTTGAGCGCTAGTTTGTGGCTGCTGTGAATCAGTCGATCCATGATGGCATCAGCCAAAGCAGGGTCATGGATAAACGCATGCCAGTCCTGCACTGGCATCTGGCCAGCCACAATCGTGGCGCCAGAGCCGACACGGTCATCGAGTAATTCCAGTAGATCTGCACGTCCGCGGCTGCTCAGCGGCGTCAGGCCGAAATCATCCAAGATTAGTAGGCCGGTCCTGGCGAGTTGATTGCGAAGCTTGGCCAGTGAGCCGTCCGCATGCCCAACCTCCATGTCTTCCAACAGGCGGCCTACGCGCCGGTAGCCTACGGTGATCCCTTGGCGTGCGGCTTGTACGGCCAGGGCACATGCCAACCAGGTCTTTCCAGTACCTGTCTGTCCAGTGACCAAAACGTTTTGGCGGTGCTCAATCCAGCCACAGGTCAGCAAATCCGCGATCACCGATCGATCCAACCCGCGCCCAACACGATAGTCAATAGCCTCCGGTTCGGCGTAGACCTTGAGCTTGGCATTGCGAATCAGGCGCGTGAAGCGCTTGCTGTCGCGCTGACTCACCTCGGCGTCAACCAGATGGCCAAGGCGCTGATCGAAGCCGAGTGCTCCGTAGCTGGATTGGGCGAGCTGATGTTCGACGCCAGCCACCATGCCGGTCAATTTGAGCGTTCGTAGCTGATCAATCGTATGTTCCAAAGACAT